CTGGACCTAGCAATATTTCTATTAACTAAATAGTAATAGCATTCTGATTTGAATAGTAATGAGTCAATTATTTGGCTTCCAAATCAACCGTAAGGAGGGTCAGAAGGGTCAGTCCCCTGTCCCTCCTTCTGCTGATGAACCAGTTTCAATTGCAGCAGGTGGTTATTTTGGAACGTATGTAGACACAGACGCTACTGCAAGAAACGAGTTTGAATTAATTCGTAGGTACAGAGACATGTCTCTGCATCCTGAGGTAGATTCTGCTGTGGATGAGATTGTCAACGAATTTGTTGTTAGCGATGCTAATGACAGTTGCGTTGAAGTTGACCTCAACAACTTAGAAGTTGGAGCTGGTGTAAAGAAAAAAATTCGTGACGAGTTTGACAGAATCAAACAGATGTTGAACTTTGACAATCGCGCTCACGAAATTATTCGTAGTTGGTATATTGACGGTAAACTATACTACCATAAAGTTATTGATCTAGACAACCCAAAGAAAGGTATTCTAGAACTTCGTTATATTGATCCGCTCAAGATTCGTAAAGTCAGGCAAAAACTCAGTAATGGTTCTGACGATCCTAGAGTCAATAGAGCACTGAAAGGAACTGCCCTAGAATACGAGTGGGGCAATTATATTGATTATTTCCTGTACAATCCCAAAGGATATCTAAGAGGCGGAGCACTCGGTCCTGTTGGTGATATGTCAAATTCCCAAGGAATTAAGATTGCCGCAGATTCTATCGCATTCTGTTCCTCGGGACTACAAGATCTTAACAAGAGAATGCATTTGAGTTTCCTACACAAAGGAATCAAGTCTCTCAACCAACTCAGAATGATTGAGGATGCTCTTGTTATCTACAGATTGTCTCGCGCACCTGAACGTAGAATTTTCTACATTGACGTTGGCAATCTACCAAAGGTCAAAGCGGAACAATATCTCCGTGATGTGATGGCACGTTATCGTAACAAACTTGTTTACGATGCCAGCACTGGCGAGATCCGTGACGACAAAAAGCACATGAGTATGCTTGAAGATTTCTGGTTACCTCGTAGAGAGGGTGGACGTGGCACTGAGATCACAACTTTACCTGGCGGTCAGAACCTAGGCGAACTCAAAGATGTTGAGTATTTCAAGAAGAAACTTTATAACTCTCTCAACCTTCCCCCTTCTCGTCTTACCGACGATAACAAAGGATTTAACCTCGGTAAAACAACTGAAGTCCTCCGTGACGAACTCAAATTTACCAAGTTTATCGGAAGACTTCGTAAGAGATTTAGTGAACTCTTCCACGATATTCTCAAGACCCAACTCATTCTCAAAGGAGTAATTTCTCCTGAAGATTGGGATGACATGAAGGAGCATATCCAGTATGACTTCCTGTTTGACAACCATTTTAATGAGTTGAAAGAGCAAGAACTAATGATGCAGCGCATCAATCTTGCAACTCAAATGGATCCTTTTGTCGGAAAATACTTCTCTATTGAATATATTCGTCGTCAAATTCTACAGCAGAACGAGAAAGAATATAAAGAGATTGAAAAACAAATGCGCGGAGAGATTGACTCTGGTCTTGCAATGAATCCTGCAGATGTCAATACATTTGACATGATGGACCGTCAGAATCAAGCGTTTGCTCCAGAAATTCAAGCGCAACAGGCAGACGATGCACAACAAAGAGGACAAGAAGACTCTGAAATTGCACATCAACGTCAACTTCAATTGGCAAAAGCGCAACCCAAACCTTCTACTAATACTAAATAAAGAATAACGTCATGGATAATACAATGGATCAGGTTAATCCTGAAGCGGAAGTCGTGAACATCGTATCTGCTATCGCAGACAACGAAAGGGCAAAGGCAATTGATGCAATCCAAGATTTGCTCTATGCAAAAGCATCAGAAACACTGTCTACTTACAAGCAGACAGTTGCCAATACCTACTTTGATGAACCAGTAGAAGCGGAAACCAATGAAACTGATAACGGAAACGATTGAGAATGTTCAAGTCATCACCGAGGGAACTGGTGCTGACAAGAAACTATACATTGAAGGTGTCTTTCTTCAGTCTGAACTGAAGAATAGAAACGGTCGTGTATATCCTTTCCAAGTATTGGAGAGAGAAGTCAATCGTTATAACGAGGAGTATGTTAAAACTAAGCGTGCTCTTGGTGAGTTGGGTCATCCTGATGGTCCTACTGTCAACCTTGATAGAGTTTCCCACAGAATTACCGAGCTTAGAGCAGAAGGTAATAACTTCATGGGCAAAGCCCAAATCCTAGATACTCCCATGGGTAAGATTGCAAAGTCTCTCCTAGGCGAAGGTGTGCAACTTGGTGTATCCTCACGCGGAATGGGAAGTATTGACAGACGCGAAGATACCGCGTATGTCATGGACGATTTTATGCTAGCAACCGCTGCTGATATTGTAGCAGATCCCTCTGCACCAGATGCTTTCGTCAATGGAATCATGGAAGGTAAAGAGTGGGTTTGGGATAATGGAATCCTTAAGGAGTCCAAGGTTGCTAAATATCAACGTTACATGAGCGAGTCTACTCGCCAAAACCTAGAGGAGAGAACGCTTCAAGTGTTCCAAAACTTCCTCGCAGGTTTGTAATTTAATAAATAAACAATAGATAATCATAAGATTTACGGAAGGACTCAAAATGTCAGACATGTTAAACGAAAAGTTTGAGGAGTTTCTGGGCGAGCAGGAAATCGTTATGGAAGCGGGAGCACAGGATCCCATGCCTCGTGTAACTGCTTCAGTAATTCCTGGTACAGGTTCAGATCCCGCAGCAGTTTCGGGTGATCCACAACAGCGCGGCGGCGGCAAAGATCCAATGCCTACTGTTCCTACATCGGTTGCACCTAATCAGTCACAAACTGATCTTGGTGGTTCCCAGTCTGAACCCCTTCATTCTAACAAAGAAGAAGGCGAAGAGAATCCTGGCGCTAAAGCAGCAGCACCTGTATCACAGGACAGCAGCGTTACTTCAACCGCTGGCAAACCTGGCAAAGATCCACAACCATCTGTAGGCGCTGAAGTTGCATACGGAACTGGTAAAGGTCCCGACGTATCTTATCCTATCAAACCCGCATTTGAGAGCATTGACGTTTCTGACGACGTTAAGGCACTTCTTGAGGGAACCGAACTCTCCGAAGAATTTGCAGAGAAAGCAAAGACCATCTTTGAGGCGGCAGTCAAAGCAAAGATCTCGGAAGAGTATGACAAGCTTGTAGAGCATTTCGCTAACGAACTAGAGAAGCAACTTGAGTCTGCAAAGGCAGAACTCTCTGAGGAAGTTAACGGAACTGTAAACTACGCAGTCACTCAATGGCTAGAAGAGAATCAAGTAGCTGTTGACCGTGGCATCAGAAATGAGATCACTGAAGACTTCATCGCAGGTCTGAAGAATCTCTTTGAAGAGCACTACATCTCTATCCCCGACGACAAAGTTGACGTGGTAGAGGGTATGGCTGAATCAATTCGTGAGATGGAAGAGCGCCTTGACGAACAGGTCAAAGCAAATGTGAAACTACAAAATCGTCTAAATGAGTCTGCCAAACTCAACATTCTGAACACTGTTTCGGAAGGACTAGCAGATACTCAGAAAGAAAAACTCGCAGCACTTGCTGAGGGTCTAGAGTTTGTTTCCGAAGAAGCATTCTCCAAGAAAGTTGCAACCATTAAGGAGTCATACTTCAAGGAAGCAACTGCACCTGCAGCAGAGGTTGCAGATGAAACTCCAGTTGAGTCAGAAGAAATGTCACCAGCAATGGCAGCATATCTTCAGGCAATGAATCGCTGGAAGTGATTATAAATTAACCCCCTTATTTTCCAATCGGAGCTAAAAATGTTTAACGCACAAGCTCTAACAGAAAAGTGGGCACCTGTTCTAGGTCATGAAGGCTCATCCGCCATCACCGACAACTATAGAAAGAGTGTTACCGCTGTTCTGTTAGAAAACCAAGAAAGATTCATGCGCGAAGAGCGCGGTATGCTAGCAGAAGCTGGTGGTGCTGCAGGTAACTCTGCTGGTGCTATCGGTGGTAACGCACTCTCAGGTTCAGGTCTAACCACCCAGACTGGTGGTCTTGCTGGATTTGATCCTGTAATGATCAGCCTCATCCGTCGTGCAATGCCTAACCTCGTTGCTTACGACATCTGCGGCGTTCAACCAATGTCTGGTCCTACTGGACTAATCTTCGCAATGAAGTCACACTACGAAGGTCGTGGTGGTGTTGAGGCACTCTACAACGAGCCCGACAGCGACTTCTCTGCAGGTTATGACGCAACTGCAAACGCATATGATACTGCAAACCCAGTTGCAGGTAGCAACCCTGGTCTTCTTAACGATACCCCCGTTGGTACGTATGACCGTGGCGTAACCCCAATGGCACGTGAAGATGCTGAAGCTCTCGGTGAGAGCAACAAGCTCTTCCGCGAGATGTCATTCAGCATTGAGAAGACTGCTGTGACTGCAAAGTCCAGAGCTCTCAAGGCAGAATACACTCTAGAACTAGCACAAGACCTCAAGGCAATCCATGGTCTTGATGCTGAGCAAGAACTCGCTAACATCCTTTCAAGCGAGATCCTTGCTGAAATCAACCGCGAAGT